GGCCTTGAAAAGGTCGCCCTCGAAGGCCTTCTGGCCCGACAGGCTGGCCTCTTCCTTGAGGCTGTCCTTGATGGCGTCGGCCTGCTTGGTGAGGTCGGAGATCTGAGCCAGGAGAGCACCGAGGTTGTCGATGCTGTTGGTGGTGATTGCTGTGGTCATTTCGCTGTTCCTTCGCTGTTGGCTGTCTTGCACTATTGCTTGACAGTGAAGGTAGTGTAACAGCAAATTACAACGTGACATAGGCAAACCCAATTATTTTCTAGGGACTTACCCTAATCCCCAGAAGTTCCCTGGTGTCGGCCAGCAGATCGGCTTCGTTGTAGCCGTAGTGCTTGGGGAACCCCTTCGTGCCAAGCCCGTGCAGGCCCGTCTTGCCCCTGTGATGCTCCGGGCATAGTGGGATAGCATCCCAGTGGCTTGCGCGTCTCCCAGCCCCCGTTCCGGCCCTTGGATGATGTACCTCGGCAGGGGTGCCTGGGTACCCCATCCGCCGGCATACTGCGCAGCCCAGGTCAGCTACCCTGGACAGGTGCTTTTTTTCGTCTTTTGTCATCCTTATGCCTGGGCTCAGTGATGGCCCGCTCCTCGGTGTGGAAGATGTGGTTGTTGAAACAGAGTCGTCTGCGCCAGATCACGCCGTCCTTTGGCTTGCGAGTCTGTTCTACGTCGGACGGCGCATCGCATAGGGGGCACTTCATATCGTCGCTTTGCCCTCGGCCCGGTTCGTTGCCTCAATTGAGCGCCAGACCTCGACGCGGGCTTGGGCTGCAATCAAGCCCCAACGAATCTCCTCCTCGATCTGCACCGCCTCCTGCAACGCCTTGAGGTGCTGGACGTACTCGGGATCAGAGTACGCCTCGCGCTCCTGCGCATTGACCGAAGTCTCCAGGCTGCGCTTCATGATCATCGCCTTCAGAGACTTGCGGTACTCCTCCATGTAGATCCTTCTTCCCTTGGCCTCGCCGAACTTCCTGCCATATTTGAAGATGTACTCAATCGCAAGCTCTGGGTTCTTTACGTCGCTGTCACTCATCTTGGTCTCCAATAAATCTCTCTCTCATCTTCATCATCTGAGCGGCCATGCGGTATGACCTCTCAGCTATCAGCCGCTGATACTCGTCGCTTCCAAACAAGGACGAGTCGTTGGTCTGGTTCATCATGGCGAACATCGCAAAGATGTCAATCAGTTGCGGCTCCTGCTTCATGCTTTCCCTCCGAAGAATGCCTGCCCCGCGGCGTCTGGGAGCCTTGCACCCCAGGCCACAATCTGCTGCACGTCCATGTGCTCAAGGAACCCGTCTACCGCGCTGATGCGGTATTCGATTTCTCCGCCGTAGGCCTTGACCTTCGCAATACCAACCGTCCCCTTGGATGACGTGAACCACCGCCACTCCAATGCAATGCTCTCGTTCATTGTTCTCTCACTTTAATTTTTAACATCCCGCCGATGTGCTCGGCCCAATAAATTCTCAGATCGACGATGTTGCTGTCGTCTTCCCATACACCCGCGTGAGTGCAGCCGTCCAGGGCCGCTTTGAGCAGGTTGTCCAGATCGCGCCTGCGGTTGTCCGGTCTCCAGGCTTCAATCTCCACCACGAGCTTGCCCTTAAGGTTCTTGGCCCCTCGCTGAATCAGCACCTGATCGGCCACCGCCTTGCGGTAAGCCCTGCCATCTGCGCTGATGATCATGCGGCCCTGGAAGGTGCGCCAGTACCGATTGACCGACGGCGGCCAGGGCAGGGTCAGGTCAACCATTTACATTCCTCTTAGACCTTTTCATTTTGTAGTTTTGAGAAGAGGCCCAGATAGCATCACAAATTTTTTTGTGAGTCTCTTTTGTGGCCTCTACACCTCCAATGTCTTCCTGCAAAGACAAGGCCATCCCACAAGCAAGTTGCCCAACATTTGCCAACAAAGCAAACGCCATATCTGTGCCGTACTTCTCACCTGCTTTGTTGACTTTTTTGAAAACTTGCTCGATCAATTCAGTTGAAGTTTTTTCGAACAGAAAAATTTCGGCTTGATTCATTTCAATCTCCTTATTGACGCTGGCTCGGGATGCGGTTCAGGATGGCCCGTGCGGCGTTATTCAAGGCGGTAGAGGTCTCACCCTCATCCTCCATAGCCGCAAGCTCTGCAACAAGCTCTGCACAGGCCTGACGCTCGATCATGATGGCCTGCTTTGTCGTCTGGATGGCGATGGCCATGATCTCCGCCTTAGCCTGGGCCAGGGCCTCGCTGAACTCCTTCTCGGTGAACAACGTCTGTCCAGTACCCTGCGCAAAGAACCGCTTTTGAAAATCACTCAACTCAACTTTGCTCATCATCTACTCCTTGAGTTTGCTCAAGCATTTCGTTGTAGGTGTCCTGCAAGATCTTGATCCAATCAACTATGGCGTCAAGCTGGACGATCCAGTCTTCCGTCATAAATCTCGGCGAAAAGAGAACAATACCCTCGCCCTCTTCTCGGCTCCATTCAAGTTTTCCCATGTTCATTTCCATTCTCCTTCTTGGCCTCTGTTGCCTTTATTCCATTGATCTCTAACATCCGCCTCAAGGCGGGACTTGGGATGAAGTTCATTCCACCCCTTAACACGCTTCCCATACTTGTCAAAGTAACCGTTAAACCATCGGTACGCGCCATCGCGATCTTCAATCCTTTTCGTGATGACCCAACGAACGAGACAACGGTAGCGATGCTCATCTTCATTCAAAACCTGCCCCCCGCATCAAACGCCATCGGCACGCTGTTGTCGTGCTCCATGAACTGCTGGCTGTCCTTGTGATACCAAAGGCTGTACCAGTCCTCGGCCTCCCCATTCCTTTGCTTCTCGCACATCAGGATCGCATCTGGCTTAAGTGGATCGGGCGTGTTCCCGTTCTGCACCTCGTGCTCCTTCTTCTTGTTGCGCCACATCAGCAGCACGTTGTCCACCTGATCGGCGATGGCACCGGTACCCTTGATGTCGGTCTTGCTGGGCATCTGCTCCTCATTGCCGAGCTTGCGGATGTGATGGATCAGGTGAACGTGGATGTGGTGATCCCTGGCCAGGGCGGTCAACTCGTCAACGAACGCCTTCTGGGCGTTGTAGTCGTCCTCGCCGGCCACGCACTTCATCAGACTGTCAATGAACACATGCTGCACGTCAAGCTCCATCGCGCAGTACCGGGCCATCGCAATCACCTGCTGGCTTGACGTAGTCCCCTGCTGGTCATACAGCCACAGCCCACCGCGGCTGAAGTGGTTGAACCGCTCGAGCAGCCGGCCGATGTAGGTAGCCTTGTCGGTGTACTTCGGGAACTCAATGTTCTCGCCGGCGAACTGACGCAGCATCCGGTAGATCGTGCGCTTGGGCTTCATCTCGAAGGACGCGATGCATACCCGCTGCCGTTGCTTGATCAGGCTCATGGCCACCTGCCCGGTGATCAGGGACTTGCCTCCACCGTTAGATCCCGCGTACAGGGTCACCTCACCTGGGCGAAACCGAAACCCCTCGTGGGTCTTCGGCCAAGGCATGGTCGAACTCTGATCACGCTCAGGCGGCTGGATAAGCTCCTGCTGCAACTCCTCGAGCCAGACCGACGCCTCATGCACCTTGTGGGTCACGTCGTTTGCCTTGAGGTACTTCTCGGTGTCGATGTCCTCGGACTTGATCATCCGGATCTTGCGGGCCTCGTCGAGTTGTCGCGCCCTCTGCTCAATCATGCTCACGTTAGACATGCGCGTACCTCATTGCTTCGTCGATTCGCTGATAGGCCGTGAGCATGCGCTCGCGGGTTTCTTCGCTGATGGGTTTTCCGTTGCCGATGTCGAAGGCGACGATCTGCACCACCAAGGCCTCAAAGCCGATGATGCGCATAAGGTCGCTCGCGTAAAAGGCCGGCTTGATGGCAGGCTTGCCCTCAACGGGGAAGTCCTTTGGAGGAAACAGGTCTCCGATGTCTAGGCCGACCGCCCCCACCACCGAATGGACGTCACAGCCTGCAAAGCAGTGCAGCAGCACCCTACCGTCGTCGGCAGCCTTGATGGCCAGGGAAGGCCCCTTGTCGTCATGCGCCGGGCAGCGGGCAGTCCATGAGCCGTTTCGGCCCTTGACCTTCTCCAGGCGCTGAAGCAGGTTCTCGACCGGGTTCATTTTTGCCTCGCTTTCAGCATGGCGTCGGCCATTTCATACGCTGCGTCTGCAATCTCTGGCATAGGCATCGCGGCATCCATCAGCCCCTGCATCGCCTTAGCCGCGAAGTAGTCCCGCAGGGTCATGCCGTCATAGTCGTCGTTTTCGTGAAGCCCCGGCACAGGAAACGCTGGACCGCCTGTGCTCATATCATTCTCCTGTTAATCGAAACCGATTCGGTTCCGGACTCGTCTTCCCACCGTTTTTGGTTGATGTAAGTCAACGGGGCCGGCTCAAACCCCGATAACCACTGCTCAGAGGCCTTTAAACGGGCCACAGAGGCGATAATTTGATCTGCCAAGGGGTCTAGTGCATGACGGTCCCATTTCGCCTTACAGGCCGTTTTAGCGACTTTGCGTTTGCTGTTCGGCCAAACCGACCAAAAGTCCTCAAACCTCGACGCAGTCGGTGCAACCGACGATATGTCTTTCTCTTTCTTTATCTGTATCTTCTTAGGGTTCGTGTTCGGTTTCGATTCGGTTTCCGATTCGGTTTTCTTCGGCCTGCCGCCTCGCTTCCCGAGGGATCGGTTGGTCTCGACCTGACGCTGATATTTGCCGATTTCGGCATCACAACGATGGTTTCGATATCCCTCATCGGTACGTTCAAAGAATTCCACCAAAACCGATTCGGTTATGTCCAAATCAAGGCGGATCTTGCGCGAAACCGATTCGGTATCAAGTGGGATTGGACGCTCGCTCATGTAGTACAAATCCAGCAGGCGGCGGTAAGCCAAGTCCTCTGCATCGCTCAGATGCGTGGTGTGGGTGATGTAGTCACCAAGGTGGAATTTGTACCAAATCACTTTATCGCTCCGAACATGTCCGGTCGAAGATCCTTGCGCCTGACCTTGCCGTTGGTGTAACGCTCGATGTCCAGACTGAGCTTTACGCTGGGCACGCGCTGACCGTTGATGATCAGCGCCAGCCACGTTCGACTGATCCCCAAAGCCGTGGCCATCTCAGTCTTAGCCCCCAGCTTCTTGGTTTCAAAAAAATCTTTGAGTGTCATGCAGACTCCTGTGGTTGTTGTAACGCCATCATACAACCAAAAAAAAGTTTTGCAAAGGGGGTTGTATCGCCGCGTTAAAGTCGCTACACTGCGGTTCCCTCAACAGCGAAGCAGGTGCCATGAAAAGCGAAAAAGTAATTCCATACACAACGAAGACAGGCGTGCAGATCGGATGCATGTACCAGCCCAAAAGGCACTACCCGATGAGTCGGGACATGGAGCGGCTCCAGGACAGTCTCCTGTCCGGGTCGCAAAAGCCTGGGCTCCTCGACCGCATCGGCAGATACGTCAACAACATCGTGAGGACTGACGTATGAGCCCCGAGTACCACCAAGCCATGCTTGAAAGAATGCAAATGCTCGAGGAGGCCCTCGCAAGGGCCGAGGCGGGTGTTGCTAC